CTGAAATGTCCATACGTACATGGGGCAAATTGGTAATGCTGGCGGGATTTGAAATGCGCCTATACTTGGTATTAGTGCCTGTTAAACAACTACCATACTGAAAAGCAGAAACTAAAACACCTTGGTGAAAAGGACTGGCCGCTACTTGTAAAGTAAACATAATAGAAAACTTAATGCCGTAAGCGCCAGAAAGCCTTTGATTCCACTGGGGAAACCAGGTAGTCAGATTGGTGTATGTAACATCAAGAGCTGCCTGGTTAAAATTGATGCTGCCATTGGCCATAGTATTGACTATTACTAACCGTGGGCGTTCGAAATAAGACTTAAGATCCTGCAAAGCGACATCCCTATTCAAATAAACTGAATATTCGAAAGGGCTAAGCGCCTCAACAGCTTCACAGGCCTCATTTGCGTACTGAGTGACACCATGGTCCTCAGCAACGCCGTTGACACCAATTCCCGCAACAAGGTCTGAGCATTGCTCAGTATCTCCAACTAAATTAACATCTTGTCTGGTTGTAGCAAGTCAAAATACGACTTAGGAATGACTCAGTTCCTAAGAAGTTGTCTTACCTTCTCTGGCTTTAAGGTGCGCCTGAGTAGTAAGGTAAAAACCAACACCTTTCGAAGAACACCCTGTCCCAAGTATAGGTTAAGAACGAAGACGTGATTTAACCCCCATACATGGCGTATTTGTGAACTTCTCAGAAACCAGGACTATCGCGTTCTGCGGTGAATGCAAAGTAAGCCCGGTGGTCGGAAACATCCAAAAGAGGCACATAACTGTACCGCTTAAGGTAAGGCATGAGCAAACTCACGCCCTTGAGAAACACCTCCTTGCCATGGAGCGATAACTCACACAAGTTGTTCTCAGCCATGCCGCAGAGAGTTTCTCTTGTGTACTTGTAATCGCCTTTGTTAACCCAATACATGTTACACAAGCATGATTGCAACCGGATTGGGCCAACAATCTTGCCATCGACTCGTTTAAACTTGCGTTGCAGGAAAATGACGTCGTCAATACCGACATACGGCTTTAGCTCCTCACCTTTGCGGCCTGCAGTGTAAGTCATGCGAAAGTCTTCGGCAAGAACTTTAGCGACGGTGACCTGGTTGAATCTGTCAATGACCGAGTCACTGGCACAACACAGGTTATCATCTCCTTGGGTGGCTGCAGAGCAATTGTCCCAAAAGTCATATGTCCCAGTAAGTTTGACATAAGCGTACACGAGGCAGCTCATGGACACCATGGAGTTAATAAACCCCGTGAGGAAATGCCCACTGGGCAACGACTTCTGCCACTCAACAACATGAGTGGACAGCGCACCTTCACCGACGACGTGGCGGCTCTTAACAAGGTCAAGAAACAAAATGGTTCTGACCTTGTTATCCTCCTCAGAGGCGCCACGATAATGGTACCATGAATTGATAAACTGGAGGCAAGCCCATAACATCTGTGGTTGTTCAGAAGAGTCGAAACCCTTAAAGTCGCCGTCCCAAACCTTGTTTCCGGGACGCAAGATAAAATTATGAAGCCACTCCCAATCCGCATAAGGATTGATACCGGTACACATGCCGTGTTCGCGGTACTTGGAGAGTGCCGAAGCAACGATCTCCCCGAAGTACATTCTGCACAACACATAATAGTGTATAGCAGTGCCAGAAATGTATCTGGCCGCCTTTCCAGGAGCTCTGACCTCATCTTTAAGAAAGCCTCGGACAACGAACCACGGGCGTTTCCCTTCTTTAAGCAAGGATTGCAAATTTACAATTTCTTGCTTGAACTTACTGAACTTGGGTCCGCTGACATCATAATCTTCGCTGTTGCCAACGATAAAAGTCTTGTCCTTGTGTTCAACACACAAAGGCAGGCCAACAGACGTCTTCCGCGGAATGGAGGCAACGCCAGACCTTCCGACGACTGCTTCCTCAACACTCCAAACGTCTCCACGAGTGGTAGTTGTGCAGGCCGAAAAAGGTCGCATTGCAACAAACACAGCACTGTTGAAAGAAGCTGTGTCAATGGCCATAGGAGGCACGCTGTATGGTTTCAGCGCCTCAACCATTGGACAAATCTTCTCTCCATCTGCATAATAAGGGCTCAAGCGAACCGGCTTGCTGGTGTATTCAGGTACAAGCTCCTCGAAGGCCTTGTCCTCAAACAGCACAGTCGGGACCAAATTTGTCCTAACAGGCATACTGATAGGACAAGTGATCATGCCGGAACACTCAAAAGACCCCATATCCTTGCGTACGGTTTCAACCGTGATGGCTTCACCTTGGCGATCGACGGTAACTCCGTGAAAGGGAACATCCTTGCCAATAGGCATATTATGTTCCTCGACCACTTGGAATTTAACTGGAACTTCAAGCCCCGCTTCCAAAACCGTACGCGCGTAATCGAGCTCATCGATAACGGGATCGCCATAGTCGCGGGCCAACCTCTGGAGGTATGGCTCAACAAGTTCCTGAGTAAGGACTTGAGCATACCCTTCCTGATAGGAAGGCCTCCCACCGACGTGTAAACCACACACAACGCGATTGCTGAAAGAGCCGCCATTGGTAATAGACAAAACTCCTCCACAATCACCTGAGCGGGTCGCAGCTTTGTAAACAAACCACCGGTTGTGGTCGATACAGAGCTTGCCAGATCCCATGCGCAAACGACCTGTATCATACTTACCAAACACCGTGGTGGTGGTATGTACAAGCGGGTCGGAGCGTTGGCAATCTACTGGGCGTAAGTCGCCAGAGTCCATACGCATTTGCATGCCCGAAACAGAGCGCAAATCACTTTCCTTGAGTATGAGGTGGGTGATCCTGCTCTTATAACTGAGCAGCTTTGTCTTTGCGATGCAAAGATCGGCTCCATCTACGCTAACGCGCGGCCACTTCAAGAATTCAGCGACTGTCAGGTCAATGTCATCTCCAGGCTTGTAAAGATTCTTGAGCGTAGCGCGTGTGTCCCTGAATATCTTCGTGTCAGCAATTGCTTCTTCGATTTTGCCAACATAGTGGCCTGGAAAACACACATAATCGCGTTGTAAAAACAACACTTGTCCGAGGACGAAACAGTCGTTCTCACCAATGATGAGCTTATAAGTGTTCTTAAACACTTTCACACATGCCGCTTCAGCATTCTGACTTTGGAAAGTCACAACTTTGACAGCATTGGAAGTAACCAAGTTGCTCTGTTGTTCCACATCAAAGCCAAATAAGCCCTTTATAAAGCGGAACAATGCCTTAATCATGTCAACGAGCAACTTGATTAAAGCATAGGAAAGGAAGAACACAAACGCAAGTGGCGCAAACACTGCAACCGTAGTGCGCATAAAAGTACTCACAAAAGTGAAAAACTGTCTGACACAGTGGAGAATAAATTTCAACTTCTCCTTAATAAAGGAGTGTATTCGCGAACCAAAGGGCTTCACCTCGTCTCCAGGATCAATTGTGTCCGCAACGGAAGCAGCATAGACTAACTCATCGAAGCGGTCAGGTGGCCTGACACGAATGTGCCCAGAAGCGGTCTCGAGAATATCGGAATTGAAATCTCCATCAAATGCTTCCTGCTTGGCAGCCTCAGAAATCCAATCCTCAACAAGAGGATCTACCTCAGGAACAGGCAACATATCCACGGTATCAGGGCAATCCCCAGCTTGCAGGCCGACAGCGCGTCTCATCTCATCAATAGCTTCGTCTGACGCAGGGGATGCCTTAAGCATGGCGTCACACATCTCCATAGAGTTGATGTGCGACGTTGCTCGTTCCTTAAGAATCTGCACGGATTCAAGGATAAGCTTGATAAAAGGCATGCCAGTTCCGGGTTTAGGCTCAGGAAAATTAACTCCAGGAGCCCAACTAGCCGGGAAAAGTTCCCAAATATGCCATGGAAACAACGTAAGCACATTGTCCTTGGCACACTTGGCCAATTCCTGCTGGAACTTATAATAGTCCAGCTTGTTGGAATCTGGCAGCCTGTATTCAGGCTTGACTGACACCTCGTAATGAACGTCTACACGTCTTACGAGAGCTTGAGGACACAACAAAAGCTCGTTAGCTCCGGCTTGTCCAGGCGATTGCAAATTCGTGGTCATCATTATGACCTTCGACGAAAAAGGGAACATCCCTTTGTTATCGCAGGCAGCCATGTTACACAACGTGGTGAAACATGAATAAAAAGTCATAAGATCAGTAAAGCCATTGCCACCATCATTGGCGGTTGCTTTTCTGAGCATATAGTCATCCATAAGATAAACCGGTTGTCCACAATAACCGTCCATATACTCAGTATTGAACGGCTTCACGAAAATAAGTCGGGCGGCATCAATTGCCTTCTCCATACTTATTTCCCCAGACTGAACCATCAAAGCATTGACGAGAGCCTGGACCATGAGTGTCTTACCAACTCCTGGAGCGCCATACATAACCAAACTCAACGGCAATGGTTTATAACCGGTGCCTTCACCAGCAAGCGCGCGCAACGGCGTAATAAGCCTTTGAAGAGTGCGTACAGCACTTTCAAACTCCCTATTGAGGGCGGGCTCAAAACGGTACGTCTCCTGGTACTTGCGAATAGTGTGATGCAAGTGTAGGAGTTTACTCAAACGGGCTGTAACCGTGGGGGCACATCCTCCTTGCATCTCAGCACGTTCTGCAAGCATCACGTCGTGGAGAGCAGTATCAATATCCTTAGAATACATCTCAATAAAGCGTATAGCTGGTAATGAGAAGTACCCACGGATAACATTGACACCGCGTTCCAAAAGCTGCACAATGAGCTTAAGCGTGTCTTCATAACCTGCAGACACTCTGGTCTGAATGGCCATCTTACTGTTGACAACGTCAACCAAATGATCAGTAAAACCATTACGCTTCACATCATTCTTGATAGCCGTTCCGACGGCCAACAGGGATATGGCCCTGCTTAGAAAACCAATGGTCTCTAAGCCTGCCTGGAGTTGAACAACTTCGTCAACGACTGGGTTGTCAAC